CTTGTTCTCTATATCCTGGTTTTGTCATTTTGCATTACCCCAATTATCTTTTATTTTGTACTCAACTTTAGATGGGACTTTCAAATCCACACAATTTTCCATGATATTTTTAACATCCTCACCCTCTTTATCAGATTTTACACTACAATTCAACTCATCATGCATCTGCAAAAGTGGCGTGATGCCTAGCTTTTCATATACGTCAACCATAGCCTTCTTTGTCTGATCTGCAGCTGAGCCTTGAATCAATCTGTTAAGGGCCTTATAAGTACCAGCTCTCTTTACATTACCATACTCTGCCTCTGCTTGCTTGAGAGGCATAGCTTTATAAAATTTATTTGGTTCGTACCAATTAGGTTCATAGAGGTCAAATCTGCATTTACGTCCAAGAAGAGTCCTGATAGTTCCTACTTGATTAGCCCGGTTCATGACAGCCTCTAGCATTCCTTGCATAAAAGGAACTTTAATTCTAAATTCTTTGAGCATGGCTTTAGCTTCCATTGGTGTTATATCCAAATCAACTGCCATCTTTTTGTATCCCATTCCATACATGACACCAAGACCGATAGTCTTAGCTAATCTCCTAGGAATATCTGCCATATCGGCTGTCTGTTGGTGAAAATCCAATCCTTTAACAAAAGCTGAACGAACATCTTCAGCTCCCTCATTCTTATTGAGAATAGCAAAGTGTGTTAATAACCTTGGCTCTTGTTGTGAATAATCAGCTGAGATCCAATATTCTCCTTCTTCTGGAAGAAATATCTTTCTTACTTCTGATCCAAACTCACTCCTGATAGGCATCTGCTGTAGATTAGGAGCATACATGGAAAACCTTCCAGTAACAGTTCCCCCACTATCGCCCCTTATTTGATTAACATGTGCATGTAGCCTATCATTATGAATATACTTTGCTATGCCATCTATGAAAGTTCCTTGTAATTTGTTTAATACTCTTGCTTTTGTCACCATTCGTGGTAGCTCATGCTTGTGAGTTTCCAAGAAAGTCTGAGTAAAGCTAGGCTGACCTAAAGCAGTATGAGGATATTCTAGGTTAACCCTATCAAATGCATCAGCCACTGATCTCGCTGACCATAGTTGAACGTCTCCACCTGTCAGATCTTTCATTCTTTTTAAATATTTTTTTTCTTTGATATAAAGTTTATGTTTTAATTCCATAGCCCGTGTCATATCAATGCGAATGCCACGCTTAGTCATATTAAATATAACTCTAATTAACCTGCATTCCATATCGTACACTCCTTCAAGTGCATCTTTCTCTATTTCTATCATGAGTCTTTCATGAAGCTTGTAAGTCAGTATTGCATCTGCTTCAGCATATTCACCCACGAATGATGCATGCATTTTGTACATGTCAGCTTTGGGATCAAGTCCAAGTTCCTCTGCCTTAGCCTTAAGAACTTTCTCATCCTTCCACTCCCCTAAATAGTCTATGCACATTTGATTTAAGGTATAAGAATATCTGTTCTCATTTAATAATGCTGAAGCAATCATGGTATCATGTAAGTAACCCTTAACTTCTATACCTAAAGTAGATAGCCATCCAATATCATACTGTGCATTATGAAATACTTTTTGAATAGATTCATCTTCACAGACAGACTTTATATATTTAAGGACTTTCTTTTCATCCATATTTCCTCCACCCTCATGGGCAATAGGATAATATGCAGTAAAATCACCACTGGATATTGCAATACCTATAACAGCTCCAACTTTCTTAGGCCACCCTGGTCCCATTTTCTTCAGATCCGTATCACATGTCTCCAGATCTATAGACACCACCTTTCTTCCTTTCATTGAAGGAAATTCAGTGGGATGTAACCATTCTGACCTAACTATATCTTGATTAAATAAATCACGAACCATTTTTAAGTTCTCCTGCTATTGCCATGTATGCAGCTCCGTCTACATAATCATCAATGTTATGCTTCCCAACCTGCGATCTAGATATTTTTACCAATCCCATCATCATAGCAACTTCGTCAGCTGTTATGGAAGCCATTGGCTTTAATTTGTCATCAAGATAGATATTCCAGAACTCTGCAATTTGTGCATGATTCTTAAAGGTATCACCATGTGATTCCTGTCTGCTCTTACTTACCAGTTCAGCAGCTTTCATTAGTATTTCTTCTTTGTTCATATGATGAATCCTCTCTCTTGTTGGGGTTGTATTATATGTAGTTCTTTCTTGGCACGTGTAACCCCTACATAGAATACACGGTTAGTATCGTCTGAGTCCTTCTCCATCTCATCCCTATTGGCTCTTGATATATCAGTGAAGAGCATGACATTGTCACACTCTCCACCTTTAGCAACGTGGATTGTACTTAAATTAATAAGAGGATCCGCAGTTAAATTTTCTGGATTAAATCTTTCCAAAGCTTTTAGATATTCCCTATCCCTATTACCAATTTTTTCAAAGGCCACATCCCAAGGAACACTTGTTTTTAATAATCCGTGATGTTCTACTAAATTTTCTATATTGTAAGATTGCTCTTCTTTACCTTCACCTTCAAATGATTTAAGGTTCTTATATCCTCTGGCAACCCCTGTTTGAGAAGTTAAATGTCCATAGACATCTTCTACATCCTTATAAGAAATATCCTTAGCTTCATGTAATCTATTCCAAGAATCCACGGCATTTAAAAGTTCTTTTTTAACAGCCATTTTATTATTCTTTTTATAGGGTAATCCTTGTATGCGCAGATCATTCTCAATTTCATTGAACATATATTTACAAGTAGCTAATACCAACCAATTTCCTTCACGAACATTAACAGCTTCTGGGTAAGCATGAAATTTAAGAACTCCTTTATAGTCTCTAGGATTCCATTCCTTTTCCCTTCTGTGGTGTATTCTACTAGCTATATCCACTGCTATCTTATGAACTGCTTGAGGACACCTATAAGAGTCTTTTAAAACTTCAACTTTACCGGGCATATTAATTAAATGTTCTATATCGGCTCCAGCCCATCTGAATATAGCCTGATCATCATCACCACTTATGTAAACTCTTTTGGCGTTTGCCCACATTTTCTCAGCCATTTCCCATTGCAAATTATTCAAGTCCTGGGCTTCATCAATGATGACAACGTCCAATTTAGGGACTGGACCGGATTCAATGTAAGTTGATAACATATCAGTGAAATCATGTTTGTAATTCTTTTCTTTGTAATCCTCTAAAGATCTATAAGCTCTGGATAATTCAGGCCATGCAACATCTAAGTTAAATTTATTATAAAATTCCTGTACTTCCATTTTCTTGACCCTAGCTTTATTTATTATTCTTAAAAATTTATTGTCAGTAGTTATGATTCCTGTGTCATCCCAATCTTGTGATACAAAATTTAGATCTACTCCGTAGTCATTAGAAAATGTTTTATAATCATGTGCATTCATTACCTCTGAATGTGTCATTCCTAATTGTCTCTTGCCAAAGGCATGGAGAGTACTGAAATAAGGGAGATCATCATCGCTTAAATTAAATTTTTTTGTTGCTCTATTTCTGGCTTCATCAGTTGCTTTAGTTGTAAAGCTAACGAAAGCTATAGCTGATGGATCTGTTCCATTTTTAAGCTCCTGGTCCACTATCCTCAGTAGATTCTCGGTCTTCCCCGTGCCGGGTGGCCCCAGTATGATGTTAATTTCCGGCATGTCGCTCCTCATATACTTTCAGTATTTTTTTACAATCCTCAGGCGAAACAGCGCCTTTTTTATTATTAAATTCCCATGAGCAAAACACTAGGTTGTCCTCCTGGTATGGCAGACCTGGATCAAGACGATCAATAGATATGTTTGTTGGTGTAAATCCAGTGAATCCTTTTCCCCGTGATCTTACCATTGTAAGTTTAATTCCAGTGTATATACAATAAGGACCACCAAGCATCTTCTTCTGCTTTGCCCACAGTTCTAGAAGATGGAATTTGTCTCTGATTCCATTGTTTACTTGTATTTTTCTATTAGGGGACTGTTTTTTCATGTAGTCTTCCGAACATCTTTTTTTTATAGTATGAAATAACGTATGGAAAAATCCTTCTTCAGTTTGTAACCACTTTTCGTCCCATTTTTCTTTATCTTCTTTAAAACGGTATGACATTTTGCTCCTGTATCTCATGCTCTACATGTGGTGTTTCGAATGCAGGAACACCCCATGTGTTCACTCCTGTTCCATTAAGTTTCCAGAATCTGGGAACTCCATTAACTTTTCTAAGCTCCGCTATGATTTGTCCTGTGTTGCTGTAATGGGTAAATTTGTTTCTAATGAGATAGGCATGCAAGTCTTTCAATCTGAAATAGGTGCGTTGCAGCTTAACTTCTTTTTTATTTTCATTTATCTCTGTAACCCATTCAGTCCATGGTTTACGTAATGTTAATTCTTCTTTCTTCTGTGCCTGCGCCCGATCAGTGCAAAACTCCTGGAGGTGAGATAAGAACTGACCGGCCACAGTTCCATCATTGGCAAAATATATATTGGTGGCATTCTTTAACAAGCCATT